GGATCTGGCAGATGTTGGTCACGTTGCCGCGGACGCGGTTCTGTGCCGTCGGAGCGTTCGCGCCTTCGAGCGCGACGTTCTGGCCGGGCTGGCGGAGGTCGTACGTCTCCCACTCGAACTCGGTGGAGGTCGTCTGGCCGCCGCCCTGGTTCATGCCCGAGATGGCAGAGAAGAGCGGGGTCGCGGTCGGGGAGAGCTTGTAAAGCACACCCGTGTAGTTGGGCAGGTTGTAGGTTGTTCCCAGCCCGGTAATCGAACCAGCCATGATCGGCTACTCCTTCATGAGAAAGGCCGCCCGTAGGCGGCCGTGGAGGTGGGTTGCAGAAGCCCGCTTACTTGTTCTGTGCGAACTTCTGGTTCTGCAAAGAGATCTCGAGCTTCCAATCGCCCTTCGCTCGCGCGTCGGCAATCTTCTGGTCGAGCGTCAGCTCCTTCGGAGGGTTCTTTGCAGGGGGCGCCGCTACCTTGCGCAGCCGCGTCTTCGCCGGATTGCCCGGCTGGGTCTTCGCGAGGTACGGCTTCTGCTCAAGCACCTCGCTAAGTCGGTCGGCGATGTCTTCCTCATCGAACGAGCCGTCTTCGGACTGCTCGAAGTCGGAGACAGCGACGAAATGGAGCGCGTCGGTCGGGTCGTTGAAGCCCAGCGAGCGGGCGACAGCCTTGGCTGCCGTCTTGAACGTGGGCGCGGCGAGCTCGGCGCGGGCTTCGGCCTTCGCCTGGGCGCGGATCTGCTCCGGGGTGAGCTCGCCCTCCTTCGGAGCGTCCTTCTGGGCGAGACGCTGCTCGAGCTCGCGGGCGCGGCGCTGCTCGGCCCGCCACTTCTGCTTCATCTCGCGCAGCGCCTTCTTGCCGGCGTCGCCCAGCGCCTCAGCGCCTTCGGGATCTTCGCCGTCGCCGGGCTCGTTGCCCTCGCCGCCTTCGCCCTCGTCGTTGGGATCGGGCTCGTTCTCTTCGCCGTCGCCGGGCTCGTTACCTTCGCCCTCGTTCGGCTTCGGGTCAGTGCCGCCGGCGCCGTCGCCCTCAAGGAAGCGCGCCCATGCCATGCGTGGGTCGGCCATGTACGCCGGGAGCGGCACGTAGCGCGGGGTGGGAGCTGGATTCGTAGCCATGCTGTGTCCTTCTCATTGCGAGCGCCCATTGCGGGCAATGGATCATCGGATGTAGCCGTTTGCCTTGAGTAGCCGGATGGCTTCCTCACGGTTTCCGCCGGCAATGCGGAAGATTTCTTCGGGCACGAGCCGCTGGCGCTTGCCGCCCATGACGGACCGCGCGTAGCCGCGCTTCGTCGTGCCCTCAGTGGTGAATCCCGTGGCCTTCTGGCCGCGGTAGGTGCCATCGCTCGAGACGCCGGCGTAGGACATGCCGCGGCGAGCGTTGACCACCTGGTTCATGTCGGCGCCCTGGCGGATCGCCTCAGCGCCGTCCTTGGTGAAGATCCGGTCCTGCTCGGCTCGGCTCAGCGAGTCGAAGTAGGCTTGCGGGTCCGTCACGGGCACGCCTTCCACGTCCTCATCCACTGGGATGTGGATGCAGTGGCAGTTGGGGTGCCGAAGGAACGCCTGCGCGCGCGAGTACCGCCGGCCGGCAAGGATGACGCAGCGCGGGCACGCGCCCGGCTGGACCTGCCGCACATAGCCCTTGGGCCGGAAGTACGGCGCCGTCGTCCCGTCCGACTGGCGGACCATGAGGCGCCCCTTCGGCCCCTTGAACACGTCCGCCGGCGGCGTCTCTGGGTCGTGCAGGAACATGGAGAGCTCGGTGGCGACGCGCATAGCGTCCGCTATCTGGGTCGCCACCATCATCTGCAACGTCGCTTCGCCGAGCGCGAGCGCGTCCGCGAGTGCGGCGCCGGCGGCTATCGCCCCGAGCGTCGCGTACGGCGCCGACATGAGCAGACCTTGGAGCCCGCGGCCGTCGGATGCCAGCCCAGAGAATCCCTCTGGCGCGACGGCCGCCTCGCCGATGGTCACGGCGTCCTGCGCCGCGGCTATCTGCTCGAGGTACGGGTCAGCGCCCGCAGCGGCTTCCCGCTGCGCGTTCGAGGTGATGACGTACGCCGCGGGCGCGACGCCGGCCCAGCTCGCGATGATCGAGCCGCCGTCTACCGCGCCCCACAGTCTCGAGGCGCGGTAGGCGGCGTCCATCGCGAGCTGTTGCTCCCAAGCCTGATGAGCCGCGGCCGCTTCGAGGATCGTCGCCGTGCTCATTCAGAATCACGCTCCCTGGGGCGCCGGCTTCGGCTTGGCCTTCGGTGCCGGCTTCGGCTTCTCGGCGGGCGGCTGCTCCTGCTGCGGTGCTGGCGGCTGCTCGCCGCCGGCGGCCGGGATGCCGGGGGCGGTCAGCATCTCCCCCATCGCACCCATCGCCGCCTGCGCGTTCGCCTGGGCTTCGGCCTCCTTCATCGCCATAATCCGGTCGATTTCGACGGGGTTCTTGCCCATCTCTTCGAGCAGGTACTCGAACGGGTAGCCGGCCTGGCGGCGCTTGAGCATCGCGTCCGCAGCCTGAGCCTCAGACCGCGATTCGATGTCGCCCCAGATCGGCGTGCCGAGCAGGCAACGGTCGGCGAGTTTCGCGTCCCCGAGCTGGAGCGCGATGAGCCGGAACATGCGCCGCGTCGGCATCTCGAGGTAGCTGATGGTCTGCTTCACCTTCGCGATGAGGCCGGCCTCAGCCGCCTTGAGCGCGTCGCCCGAGAGGTTCGACAGACCCTTATTCGCCACCAGGTAGTGCGGTGGCGTCCGGGTCTGCGCGGCGATATGCCCCACGGCCGTCTCCACCACGGAGGTGAACACGTCCAGGCTGGCCGCCTCCCACTGGCCGATGGTCGCGCCCTGGCCGGTGAGCCAGAGCATGCGGCCTTTGGTGAGCGTGTCGGAGTCGATGGGGCGCTCGCCGATCTTCACGCCGTTCTGGTCGAGAATCGGGATCTTCGGGGGCGCCTGGCCCATCACGACACGGGCCGGCATCGAGGCGTAGTCGGCAGAGGCGAACAGGTACGCCCACAGGAGATTGATAGCCTCCTGCATCGCCTTCACGCCCGAGATGTCCGACAGCGGCCCGAATCCGAGCTGCGGCCGGTTAGGGAACTCCACGATGGGCACCTCGCCCAAGTGGTTGTCGCCCGAGCCGTCGGCATCAAACTGCCACCCGCCGGCGAGCTCGTAGGTGGGTTGGTCGAGGGTCAGCCCTGGCACGCTGCGGCGAAGCTTCGGCCGCCAGAACTGGTAGACCTGCTTCTTGGTGTAGAGGTGCGCGTACTGGCGCTCGCGGTCGATGTCGTCCCACGTGAGCACGCCGTACATCGGAATACGCCCGGTGATCGGGTCGTACTGGACGATGCAGGACTCTGCCTCTTTCCAGTCGATGATCGGCGAGTCATCGTCCATCCGCCAGACGTAGCCGTAGGAACGGCGAGCGACGACGGTTTCGAGGATGCCCTGCTGGGAGATGTACTCGCCCTCAGCTCGGCGCCACGTCTCCCACAGCTTCTTCTCGGCCGGTGTCATCCCAGGCTTGCCGGCGCCCGTGTTCTGCGGGCTCAGGCGGAAGCCTGTGAGGTTGATGCGCTCCGCGGTGCTGTTCGCCACCACCTCGCACCAGTTATCCGAGAAGTCCTTGTACTTCGTCTGGTGCTCTTTGGACCACTCTTCTGAGGCGTACTTGAGCGGCTGCTCGCCCCGGAAGAAATTCTTGAAGTCGCGGGCCTCCGTCGCGCGGAACGTCCTCGTGATTTCGAGGAAGTTCAGCTTGTCCGCGGCCTCTTCTGGGGTCAACTCGTCGGCCACGCTGGGCTTCCCTTCCCTCTAGAACACGTAGGCGTATTCGTCTTCCGGCCCGGCGAACTCGTCCGCGAGGATCGCATCCGCCCGAGCCTCAGCGCACAGCACGTCGGACATCGCGAGGTCGATCTTCTGGTTCTCGTTCGGCTTGCCGAGGATGTACCGCTGGCCCGTGCGAGCCCGCATGACTGCATTGGCGATATGGATGGCTGTCGTCTTGCACGCGTCGGTCTTGAAGTCCGACTCGTCGCCGTTCACGGCTTGCCGGAACGCCTCAAGGACGGGGTGGATCTTCGCCACCGAAGCGGTTTCCCACGCGAACACGCGAGGCTTGCCCTCGTCGTTCTTGTAGGTCGCCTGCCACGCCTTGATTTCGTTCCGCCAGGAGTCGTCCTCCACCACTTCCATCGCATCCGCCTCAGCCGAGATGCCTCGAGCCGAGCCGGCGGGATCGAAGTAGGCGCGGACCACGCGGAAGCGAGCGAAGAGCTCGTCCACTGCGGCGCGAACTTCCCCGCGAGGGATGAGCCCGCCCGGACCGTTCGGCTGCCAGATCGTCGGCTGGTTGCTCGGCCCATAGGTCGGCGTGAAGTGGTACCCGTCAGCCGTCGCGGCGCGAAGACCCGTCCAGTCGTTGTTATTGGAGAGGTCGCCGGCGATGACGATGGGGGTTCCGTCGGGCACCGTGCGGTCGCGCACGATCTTCCGCCCCCACGCCTCTTCGGACAGCCAGTGGCCCGAGCCCTGCACGCGCCGGTTCCCGTAGAAGCGCTCGGCTTCGGCTGGGTCGCGGCGCATCGCCTGCTCGATGTCCTCTTCGATGCCTGGGAGGTTCTGAAGCACCCACGGGGCATCGGAGTAGTTGTAGCGGAGGATCTTGCGGCGGTCCGCCTTGTTGGACCACTTCAGCGACTTCGGCGGCTCGATCCACTGGATATAGGTTCCCTTGGTGGGGTTCTCGATCCAGTCCTTCGCCACGTTGTCAGTCGAAGGGTCGTCCGCGTTTGTCATGATGACGCCGCGGCCGCCCATAGCGGTCAGACCGCGTGACTGGGTTCGGTAGACGTTCCACATGCGGTTTTCCGCGTAGAGTCCCGCCTCGTCCCAGAGTACGAACGTGACGCGCTGGCCGAGCCTCGAGGTCGCCTTCGAGGTTACCGGCACGATCTGGCACTGCTTGCCGCCGGGAAGACGGATCACCTCTTCGCCAGTGTGCGGGATCTGCTCAGACAGCGGGCCGAAGTCGATCATCGGGCGCAGCGCGTCGAACGTGTTCGCCGTCTGGTCCTCTGACATTGCCGTGATCTGGATGAGCGGTGAGCCCCACTGGCGGCCCATCGGCTCGCCGGGCTCGTACTCGTAGATCCAGCCGCACCCGCAATTGTGGTCGCGGCAATCCCACGCTTCCCCGCCGCGCGCGAATCCGCCGAACAGTGCCGGCCCCACGGCTTCCACGCAGATTTCGGCGGCCGCCAGCGGCGACTTGCCTTTCTTCTGCGAGTCCATGAGCATCGACAGTCGGTGCTCGAACGCCGCCGATTTCACATCCGGCTTCGCGTTCGGCTTCACGGCGTAGTGGTTCGTGACGAAACAGAGCTGGTAGTCGCGGAGCTCGAACGCCGGTTTGTGCCCGTTGAGGTCGAAGTCGCCATCCGGGACCACGCAATGCTGCTCAATCCACGACGGAACGATGTCCAGAGTCGGCCCGGACCACCACTTCAGATGGTCCGATGCCGTGAGCGTCTTAGCCCGTGGTGCCACTGCGAACCGCCTTCATGCGGCGTTCGCGTGCGCTCGGCTTCCGCTCAGCGGCCGCCTCCTGGGCCTGCTCGGCGTGCTCTGCGCGCTTCGCCGCCATCTGGTCTTCGGCGATGGCCCAGCGGTACTTAGCCATCGATGCCATTGACAGCCCGAGGTCGTCCTCGAGGCGCAGCACGGCGGTCACCGCGCCCGCCGGCGCATCCGGGACGGATGCGAGGCAGTACCGGCGGCAGTACATCGCCACCTGGTCGATCTTGTGCAGCTTTATCCACATGACCGCCTGCGGCTTGCGCCACAGCGTCGCCCAGAACTCTTGCTCTTGATTGATGGTCGGGGACGCCTCGCCGAACTCGCTCGCCGCGAACGGGTACTCAGGGATGTCGCCCTGGTAGCCCTCAGCCGGCAGGAGGGTCCAGTCGCCGAAGCGCTTCGCCGAGCGGGCGCTCGTCGGGTCCGGCGGCGGCCCGGAATTGACGCGGGCGCCACCCCTAGGCATTGTGCTTCCCGTCCTCGCATGCGCAGCCGGCGCCGTACGTGCAAGTCCCATCACATGCTCTAGTGGCGGAATTGTCCGGGAACACTACCGGACGGTACACGTAGGACTCCGGGGCATCCACGTAACCGTCATCCGCGGCAGCGCCGATAACGACTACCTCTTCCGTCGCGATGACTGCGCCGACGCCGGTGTGTCGCCTGAACCGCTTCAGTGCGTCGCCACTGAATGCGCGCATCACGGAATCAGGAGATTCACACTCCGAGAGGAACATGATGGGCTTGCCGCCATCTGGCGGCGTTGCGAACTGGACTCGTGCCATCTCATCCACCAATCCGCCGCATTGCGCGGCCGACAGACCCGCCGCATTGCGCGGCAAGTAGAGTTCCCAGCCAAGGATTCGAACCTCGATTACTGCGTCCAGAGCGCAGCGTCTTGCCATTGGACCAGCCGGGAAAATGCCTCAGTTGGGAACGTCTGAGGCGCACGCATCCGAACACTGGCCTGACGCCTCCACCCCTCTGACTGGGTATCGGCCCGACAGCACAGCGCTTTCCCGCCCTTAGCGCGAGGACCGCCAGGGAATCACCATGTCCGATGCCATCTCGTGCGCCACGCATGGAGCCTGCGCAGCCCAGGAGCGCATCAGAGCGGAAGGACTGCGGCCGCCGTGACCGACGTGACCGACGAAAACGTGACGGCGGCCGTGCCAGGCGCCGACGGTTGCTTGTAGTCCGGGAGGTCCACCGGAATCCACGACTCGCCGCCGGCGGCAACCGTGTACGCCTTGTCCGGGTACACATCGCCCGACGGCAGGTTGCCCTGAGTGACAATCGTGACCGTGATCGAAGCGCC